TATTTGTTGGCACAAACATTTTTAGACGAATTCAATGTGAGCGAGCAATTGTCTAGCGCTCGACTAACAGCGGTGCTTGATCTGCCTGAGGTTGATTTTCCTATTGGTCAACGCAACATTGCTACAGGCACACAGACACTTGGTGGCGCGTCTGCGTTTACTGTTGACGCTGGCACAAACACACTTGAATATTGCAACCAAATTAACTTGGCCGAACAAGGCAGATTGTTTATGGCGCGCGCTGGCGATCTGACATTTGAACCACGCATAGGCAACACACTTAGCGCACCAGTAGCAGATTTCCACGATGACGGCACAAACATACCGTATGACGGTGTAGGCATCACATTTGAGGCAGATCAGGTAGTTAATCGCGCGGCCGTGTCAATTTTAGGCAACAGCACACTAGAGGTCGCTGACGATGTTGCCAGTCAAGCCAAATATTTTATACAAACAACCAGCATCACCGGGTCACTGCTACACAACGACACCGCAGCGCAAGCCCTAGCAACGTACTTGTTAAACCCTGAACCTGAAGCGCGGTACACATCGCTAACCACAAACCTAAACAAACTGACAAACGCGCAACGCGACACTGTGGCAATCATTGACATAGGCGACACAATCAGCATAGAAAAGACTTTTGCCAGCGGTACAGGCACAACACAACTGGCACAAGAATTAGCAATAGAGGGTGTTGAGCACACGATTACGGTAGGTGGCGGTCACCGTGTCGAGTACTTTACAAGCCCAACCACGCTGGTATTTGAATTAATACTTGATGACGCAATATACGGCATCATAGACGCAGACAATGTTCTAGGGTAATCTGAAAGGTACTTATGGCATTAACGACTTTTACATCGGGTCAGGTTTTGACTGCAGCGCAATTAAACGCGGTGCAAGCAAACGACTACAACCAAACAGTGAGCACCAAAACCGCTAGTTACACGCTTGTAGCAGCCGACAAAGGCACACGCGTGGTCATGAACGTCGCGTCAGCAAACACAGTCACAGTCAACACGTCATTGTTTAGCGCTGGCGATACTTTGGTTATACAAAACATTGGTGCAGGTGTTACGACTGTTACTGCTGGCACTGCCACTGTGTCAAGTGCTGGCCCATTGGCTATTCCGCAATATGGCGGCGGCACACTTTATTTCACTAGCGCTGGCGTATCAATATTTTTTCCGTCAGCTGGGCCTGCAGCAACAAGCGCGCTTACTTTAATTACAACCCATACGTTTAACGCCGCTTCAACGGTAATTAGTGGAGTTTTTAGCGCAACTTACAATAACTATTTAATTAAAGGTTCTCAACTTGACACTTCCGCAAGTAACCCGAATTTGCGTTTACGTTTAGGGTCTGGCACTCAACACGCTTTTACAGAAATATATTTTTCGGGTAGCAGCACTGGCGCAGTAGCAACTTCTGCGACTACTGGCAATTTTTTTAACGTAGGTCAATTAGATAGTGGCGCGGGTGACGAAAATAATTTAACCATAGATTTACGGTCACCGTTTTTAGCAAATAAAACTGGACTAATGGCTTTCCACGCTGGTAACAGTAGTCAAGTTAGAGCCACTTACGGAGTCGAAATTAGCACAACAAGTTTTACAGATATGACTTTCTCAACTGAAGGCGGTCAAACTTTGACAGGTTCACTACAAGTTTACGGATATTCGTTAAGTTAGGACTATATGAGCGCACCACAAAAAACTATTCACAACGCCATTACAGGCGAAACAATAACTAGAGATTTTACAACAGACGAACTCGCGCAATTAGAAATAGATAAAGCGCACAATAAAAAATTAGCGGCTGACGAAGCAAAAGCAAACGCAGACAAACAAACAGCACGTCAAGCATTGTTAGACAAATTAGGAATTACAGCCGATGAAGCTAAATTGCTACTGGGCTAGTTTTGCCATTGTCATATTGTCCGCGTGCACAGTTACTAAAACAAACGACGACACAATCTATAAAACCAAAACAGTAGAAAGGCCGTGTCAAAATGTCACTGCGGACAGGTGCGAAATTAGAAAATGAGGCGTTGCACGCTCGATTAGTTTTCATAGTCGGCGTTATTATGGCGGTCACATTTGCGATTATGGTTATCGGTTTGTTGTTTGGCATGTTGTTTGTGAATATGCCTGAAAAATTGTCGCCACTTGACGGAAGCATTGTTGACCTACTTAGCACGATCAGTGTGTTTCTTACAGGCGCGCTATCGGGTCTGGTCGCTTCAAATGGCATCAAAAAAGATAAGCAGGCAGACAGTGAAACCCTACACAGTTAACGCAGCGCCAGTTGCGACACGCCCACTGGCAGGCATGGACTTGTGGCTATCGCGATGTGTCAGGCATTCAGATAATTCCCTTTGGAATAACGGCAGTTGGGTTGTGCGCGATGTTCGTGGCAAACCTGGCATTGTGTCAAATCATGCCAGAGGCGTAGCAGTCGACTTGTCGTACCGTTGGCAATCGGAAAAAAACAAAGGCAGGCAAGACGGTCGCAAAGTCTCGCTGGCATACATTATTAAATTGTTGGAAAACGCAGACACATTAGGTATTCAACTTGTCATTGACTACGCGCTAAACCGATCATGGAAATGCAGTCGAGGTACTTGGATTGCTGGCACATTTGAAAGCGGCGACTGGTATCACATTGAGGTTGACCCGGTGATGTGCAACAGCCCTGAACTTGCAAAACAGGCTTGGGATAAGGTGTTTGGCGTAATACCTGCGGTGGTTAAAAAACCTGTGTAAGGTGGTAGCCGACCGAGAAAGTCGAGGCCACCATGCCATTTATCATCAAAACAATTATCGCTTTTGCGTTATCAGCAATCGGACTTGGTGTCTACCATGTGCCACAACCACGACCTGACATGGCATCTACAGCGCCTACAAGCGCGCCATACGAGGCGGTAGGCGGCTTTGGCCAGTACATAGCCGATGTGTACCGATATGTGCCACCAGTGACCACCACGCTCGCGCCTGACCCTGTGTATAAACATGGGGATTGCTCATGGCTACCAAAACTGGCATTGCAGGCAGGCTGGTCAGTACATGACCTAAAACAGTTACGGCAGATCGCGTTGCGCGAGTCGGGTTGTTGTCCTAATCGCGCTGGCGGCGACATCGTAGACAAAGACTGCAACATCACAGGCGTAGCCGAATGGTCGCACAGGTCAGACAGTGGCTTAATGCAAATAAACGGTGTGCACTGGCTACCCACACACGCACAGTACGAGGGCTTGATTTGTAAACAAATGCAGATATGCACACAACCACCATTGCTAGACGCGCTCACAAATCTTAAAGCGGCGCGACTGCTATACGAAATTGCAGGCTGGCAACCTTGGTCAATATGTCATCGGGACAAAACATGCAAATAGACGAAAAACTTATTGACTTGTGCTGGCTGATTGCTGGCGGTCTATTAACTTTGCGACTACTGTGCGCTATATTCCTAAACACATAAACGAAAGGTAACAAAATGACCGAGAACGAATACAACAAGATTGACAAACCGCGCAATTTTGCTAATTGGGCAGAAAATGCCGTAGTTAGTTTATGCGATGAATGCCAAGTATCGCATCGATCAATAGCAACATTGTTTAAACAATTTAATTTCGATTTAACTTATTTGAAAAATAATGATGATGCAGCGCTTTTAGCAGTGCAATTAGTTGAATTGTTTGCCGTTGTGTTGACATTAAAAGAGTCTTTGAAAGTTACAACGCAACAAAAAGACCATTACAAAACTCAAAGCAAGTTATATCTGGATGAAGTCATGGATTTATCCAAAGTCAATACAATGTTGCACAATAAAATAACAAAACTTACAAAAAAGGTAGCAAAATGACCGAGAACGAATACAACGAAACATTCGACATGCAAATGGAAAAGGAACACCAACAGACCGTCGCTCGAATGCGCGAATTTCAAATCATTGGCGAACAGATCAGCAAAATGCCGGTCACAAGTACACGCACACTAGAAATAGAGGTGCGTTACCTGATGGGGATTATTAGCGAGTTAGAGGCACAGGTTAAAAACCTTGAGTCAGAGACACGCAGACTAGAACAGTTGGTGCACCGTGTCGCTAACTAAAATAACTTTGTCAAATGAAATAATGGCAAAACTTAAATTGGCAGCCAACGAAACAGAACAACGCGCCATTTTGAAAAATTATAAACGCGATCGATATGCGCCAAGTAATGTGATCACTCAAAACAAAAGTAATTTGCTTGGTTTGGTGTCAGAATATGCAGCGTCATTATATTTCAATATTAAATTTGATTTTGACGCAATTTACAATGTGGGTCGTAGTGATTTATCAAACGGTTTTGAGGTGCGCTCAACTACTCATCAAAATGGCAATTTGATTACATACGACAGAGACAAACCAGCGTGTTATATTTTGGCAGTTGTTGATTTAGAACAATCGTCAGTTGACCTAAAAGGCTGGCTACATATTGATGAGTGTCGACAACCGAAATATTGGCGTGACATACCTCAGGTGCGCGAAGCATCGTATTGGACACCGCAACGCGATTTAAGGCCATTAGAGGAATTGTTAGGCAACCAATGAGACGCGGTTATGACCCGACCTACGGCAGTCGAGAGCAGTTAAAAGATTGTCACGAACATGGCATGAAAGTAGCGCGCGAGCGTGACGCACTAAAAATCGAAAACGCTGCACTGCTAGACGAAATAAAAGAATTAAAAGCATTGATTGCATACATAACCGAGGGAGAGTAATGACCGAGTTCAACGAATTGCAAAGCACCAACGATTACCTAGTAGGCGAGTTAATTCTTGCGCGTCAAACAAACGAAACATTGACCGAAAACAATCGCAGGCTAGAAAAACTGCTAATTAAATGCCTAAAAGATTTGCAAGATTGCAACCGATTGTTAGATGAAATGAAACAACAAGTCGGCGAACTCGCAACAGTCGCACTGGCAAGAGTTAGACAATTATGAACGCATTTAATCTTGGCGACTATGTAGACGTACCGACTCGACTGGCCGAAGCGTTAAAGCGTTGGCCTGATCTACGCATACAGGAAACAAAACCAATAATTGTGACGGTAGACAATCAGGCGTATGTAGAGATCAGTTGCACAGTGTGGCGCGCTGCAGATGACCTAATGCCTACAGTGGCGTACTGTTGGGAACCGATACCGGGTCGCACACCGTACACAAAAGGCAGCGAAATGATGAACGCCAGCACAAGTTGTTTGGGTCGCGCACTCGGATTTCTAGGCATGGGTATAGGCAAATCAATAGCATCACGCAACGAGGTACAGGCGCGCGAGCCATCACCGATCGCTGAGGTGACACCTATTCGAGACGATTTAGAACAACCATTTGGTGACACAACAGACACAAAACAGTATGCATCACCTAAGCAGCGTGGCATGATACGCGCTAAAGCATTTGAGAAAAAGATTGGCACAACACAATTAATGCCATACATAAACAAGTTGTTAGGCAACGAGTATTCAAGCATTGAAGCGTTAAGCAAACAGGAAGCATCGCAGGTGATTGACTCACTATCAAATTGACATACCGTTGACATACCGATAACTAATGACTGGCAAGGCTTGCATCAGTGCAATGATGTGTGCAACACGCGGAAAGCGCGGGTAGATGATCTATGTGGTAACACATGGTCAGGCAAATGGTTAAAGATATGGGAGTGCGACGAGGCTAACGCACGGGGGGTAATCGCACTAGGTCTAATCACACGCTGAGTAACATTGAAAACAAAAACAAACCGAGAGGACAAAAAATGTTAAACAACATCACCAACCACAAACGGAACCAACCGAAGCGCAGCGAGGGCGGTAGCAACTAATGCCAACACGCAGACGCACACACAACAAAGCACAACTAGGCAACTACACCAAACAACACAAAGCACGCTCAACCGCAGAATTCAAACGCAACCGACTACTGCTATTACGCGATCAACCACCATGCCACTGGTGCAACGAACGCACAGCAACAACAGCAGATCACTTGATAGAGGTGGATAGATGGCCAGACGACACACCCGGCATCAACTCGCTAGACAACTTAGTTGCAGCATGTAAACAGTGCAACAGCAGTCGAGGCGCACGCTACGGCAATTTAAAACGCAAGGGTATTACTGAACTTGCACCGAGCGTAAATGTATTAAATACATCAGAGCGTATTTTTATACAGTCAACTGCTGAC